CGCCGGCATTGCCGACGCCGCCACCTACCAAAACCCGGCGGGCCAGCCGGTGCCTTGCACCGCGCTGCTCGATGAGGGCGTGCAGGACTACGGCGACGACGATGCTCCGGTGTCGGCCCCCTATGATCGCGTGACGCTGCAGCTGCGCGAGGTAGAGCCCCGTATCGGCGGCATCGTGCGCATCAACGGCACCGGCGCGCGCCTGAAGCTGGAGAAGCGGCTGCGCGGCGACGCGTCGTCACAACAGTGGGTGGTGCTGCATGTCTAGCCCGCGCGCGAGGCTCCTGGCTGCCTTTGGCGATTGCCTGGGCCGCATCAGCACGACCAACGGATATCTCACCGACGCCGGCACCAGCTGGACCACCGAGCCGCAGCAAGTCGACGCAGCTGCCACGGCAGTGCTGACGGCGGTGATCGACAAGCAGCAGCGTGCCACCGACGCGGCGCTGGTGCGCACCCATCGGCTGACGACTGTAGCGGTGATCGGCAAGGTGCCGGCAAGCCTGGAGAACTACCAGCAGCGGCTCGACGATCTGGTCACCGACATCGAAGCGGCGATGGACGAGCAGCAGCAGGCTTTTCCGAAGGGCCTGCAGTACCCCGTCTACGTCGCCATGGAGCCGCTGAGCCCGGAGCCCGGAGCCGGTTGGATGGGCGTCGCTGTCACCTACCAATCCCATATCCCGAAAAAGTAATCCCGCCGCCCACGCGGCATCACCGACGAGGAACGCCAACATGGCAGAAGATTTCAGCTACCTGGGCAGCGGCATCATCCTGATCCGCGAATGGAACACCGGCGCGCCGTTCGACGAGGTCGGCAACTGCTCCGCATTCAGCGTGTCGCCCAAGACCAACACGATCGAACTGGCCGACAACCAGAATCCGGGCGGCGGTATCGCCAACCGCGTGGACCGGGTGACCGGCTACGACGTTGCCTACACCTTCCACGACTTCAACAAGGACAACTTCGCCCGCACCACGCGCGGCGTGGCGACGACGGTAGCCGCCGGCGCTGTGCCCGACGAGGCGGTGCGCACCAGTAAGGGGCGTTTCGTCCCGTTGAAGTTCCCGGCCACCGAAATCACCAGCGTGAAGCTGGCGTCCGCCCCCGCCACCATCTATGAAAAGGACAAGGACTACGTGTTGCGTCGGGGCATGCTGTTCATCCCGGCTGATTCCATGATCGCCGATCCGGGCAACGGCTCTGCCGCCGCCAACGTCGTCGTCGCGTACAAGCACGGAGAGCTGGGTCAGGTTGAAGCCGGCGTCCGCCCGCAGCGCTTCTATGAAATGCAGTTCATCGGGACCAACGAAGCGCGCGGTGGCAAGCAGGTGCGCCTGGTCGCCCACAAGGTCAGCGGCGGCATGATCGAGCAGCTGGGCCTGCTGGGCGACCAGTTCGGCGCGGGCTCTGTCACCGGTGCGCTGGTGAAGGACACCGACAAGGCCACCACCGACGACAAGTCGGCCTACTTCTTCTGGCAGCAGGAGAACTGACCGTCATGGATGAACTGCAGACGATCGCTCCCCCGCGGCGCAGCGTCCCGTTCCGCGGCGAGGTGCTCGTGGTGGGGCCGTTGCGCCTGGAGCAGCTCGCGCCCTTCATCACCGCCTCTCGCCCGATTATCGGGCGGGTGGTGCTCGCCTCCGGCCTGATGGGCCAGGCAGCGCCGGTCGAGGTGGGCGCGATGATTCTTGACCTGTTCGAGCAGGATGCCTTGGCGTTCGCGCAGGCCCTGGCCGTGGTCACCGACAAAGAGCCGGACTGGCTGGCCGCCGGCGAGCTGGACGAGGTGGCCACGCTGGTTGA